ACCATCGTCGCCATCGCCAGGCATTACAATAACGTTATATTGATTATCTTTGCCTAGTGGTTTACTCATCATTTGGTCATAAGTTAAGATAGACTCAGGCTTAACGCTATACTTTGCCGCAAGACGTTGCTTAAATGTTTCTAAGTTTTCCTTAGAACTAAACTGCATACGGCCCTTAGCATCCTTAACTAACTTAGCACCATCTTTAGAAATCAAGTCAGTGAATAGTTCACGTGGAATAACACGACTATTCTTTGTCTTTTGGAAGTCGATTTTTTGTTCTTCACTACCCTTAGCACCCATTGAATAGTTCATCTTAAAGTTATTTGGACGTGATGCCTGCGCAACACCTGCTAACTTAGTGTAAGCATAGAAGTCAACATCGGGGTGCCTTTTAGCAAGAGCATAAGCACGTTCTAGATATTCAGGTGAGAAGAAGTCACCGGCGTCATGCCAACGAATAACTACTTTAGTACCCTTCTTGCCATATGTACTTTCTGCTTTTGAGATTTCTGCATCAAGTTGTGCCATGAAGCCTTGTGGATCGTTATAGAGCCAGTTAAGCAAACGTGACTGTCCAAGCGATACACTCTTCCACTGAACGTATCCGCCCTTCATAGCATAGCAATAAGTCTTACACGCTCCTGCACCAGGGCAAGTGTTAATGATAACAAACTCACCCTTGTCTTCATCCACTGCAAGACCAGTTAAAGCAGGTAGCCCTACATTGTAGAAGATACTAGTTGTACCGTCGCTATGTTGCATCTTTTCATTTTGCTTTAGAATCTTAGGCGGGCGTGTAGAGATTTCTTTCATTAGGGCTTCAGAATCATACTTCTTACCCTTTTCGTCCACAACAGGAATGTTGCTTTTATGGATATAAGGCATCTTGTACTTGTCTGTTTTTTCTTTTGATTTGTTTACTGTACGATCTAAATAACCTTGTAATTCGTCACCCTTGAATGGTCTTGCTGATACACCGCCCAATTTGGCTTCGGACATGTCTTCTTCTGGCTCAACCCCTGATTTTTTAAGGAATTGATCCAAACTCATGACTTCCATGTTGCCCGAAAGAGGAGATTCTTCCTTGACAAGAACTGAATTTTCTGTTATTATGTTTAAAATGTTACGAATGTCCATTGTATTTCCTAATCTGATGAAAGTATTTATCTATGAATCAAGAGATTAAACGAATTGGTTTTGCGTGTAAGTTTGCAGAAATCAACAAAAAGGGTGAAATTTCTAGTGTTGAGGGTCTTAACACAGGTGGTACTACACTTGCGTGGGCAAAACGCAATACGGCTAGTGTAGTTGAAGACAAGATTATCGAAGTTGCAAAACGTAATATTCTAAACACACATGCACTTGTTAAGAAAGTAGCATCACTAGAACCCGAACTACGTATGTTGCGTATCACTAGTGACATGTTTAGTTTCTATACTCATCCTGACTATCAATACTTTTGGCAACGTCAGGATATACAGGATAGTCTACAGCGTTGGATGGCTCCTATCGGTGAAACTGCACGTGAACATGATGTACGTCTATCTTTTCACCCTGATCAGTTTGTAGTTCTTGCAAGTGATCGTGAAGAAGTAGTAAATAATAGTATTAGGGAGTTTGAATATCATGCTGACATGGCACGTTGGATGGGTTATGGTAGAACCTTTCAGGACTTTAAAATCAATGTCCACATATCGGGTAGAGCCGGTCCAGCCGGTATCAAAGCAGTTATCCCAAGACTCAGCCCCGAAGCAAGAAACTGCCTCACAATCGAAAATGACGAAATCTCATGGGGTATCGATTCGAGCCTAGAACTTGCTGATACTTGCGCACTTGTACTAGACATTCATCATCACTGGGTGATGACGGGAGAATACATTGAACCGAACGATGACCGCATCAAGCGTATTATTGACAGTTGGAAAGGTGTGCGTCCTGTTATACACTATAGTGTCAGTCGTGAGGATGTGCTATCCGGACATTGTAATCAAACTCGCCCGGTTCTAACTACACTATTAGAAAGTGGTCACAATAAACAAAAGATTCGTGCCCATAGTGACTACTATTGGAATGATGCAGTTAATCAATGGGCTATGACTCATAATGAATGGGCTGACATGATGTGTGAGAGTAAAGCAAAAAATCTTGCGAGTTTCACACTTTATGATACATATATAAAGAAGGTACAAAATGTTTGAAAAATTAAAGAAATGGCTATCACCCGATACGCCTGATTTAGGCTCAGGTGAAACTGGTGCGCCTAAACAACCCGAAGTTAAAAAGAAGTCTGCACCAAAGAAGCCTGAACTAACTGATAAAGAAAAAGCCACAGCCGCAGGTGAACCCTACATTGCTATTACTAGTGTAGAGATCGATCCTAATGATATCAATAATGGATCGTTTGACCTAGACTGGAATGACAAGTTTATACTAAACTTGGTCAAACAAGGTTACAGGATTAAGAAGGAAGATACTGACGCTATGATTGTTGATCGTTGGTTTCAAACTGTCTGCCGTAATATCGCATTAGAAGTTTATGAACAAGACCAAGCTGATCCAACCAATCGTGATATGACCAGTGATATGCGTATTATTCGTTCACGTGATTTAGGTGATGGTCGCACGGAAGTTAGTTAATGTCTAAATTAGAATTATCTACTAACACACCTAATTATTTGTCAGACGAGTATATTCTTGTAAATGCCGCACTATTTGAAAATCATCCAAATGATGAAGTAATATTTGAATACGTTAATGAAATTTCTGATTTTCTAGTAGCCAATGATAAAACTAAAGTAGCACTTAATATTATTAGTGAAGGTATTGCATTCAATCAAATTAGTACATCAAATAAGATTGTTAAAGAATTTGTAGAACATTATAATGGAATGAGTTCTAATTTTGTCTTTATTTTCGGGGCATCGCCTTGTACTAAAAATCTAATCTACTATAAAGAACATTGTAAAAGATTTGATTGGTATGATATTCCTGTAATTTTTGTTAATTGGTGGGAATATTGGTTTAGTTGCAAAATCAAACATGCAAACTCAATTTATAATACCATTTCTACTACTCCTACTATAAAATCAAAAAAGTTTTTGTGTTATAATCGCAATACCAAACCTCATAGGTTATATATTACTACTGAATGTATTAAGCGAGACTTAATTAAAGAAGCATATTTTTCTAATTACTTTAGATTTCCAGAAGATGAATTTCATTTTGGATCCACGTATGAATGGTTTCCAACACTATATCAGGAAATGCATGATATAATGTATGAGCATAAAGATAAGTTTCCATTAGATTTGGGATTAGCATCTATTCCCAAAGATAAGCAGACTGAAAAATTTATGTCTGTAAGTAATGATGATGTTGATTATTTTCAAGATAGTTATTTTGGTGTGATTACTGAATCAAAATATGCACATGACAATTATGAAATTTATAATCAAATACATGGACAACTAAGTTTAGATGGATTCGTCTTTACTGAAAAAACTTATAAGTTTATTTCAGCCAAGAAACCTTTTATCCTAGCAGGATTTACTGGATCCTTAGAGATGCTAAGAGATTTTGGATACAAAACCTTTCATCCGTATATTGACGAAACATATGATACTTTGGTAGATGATGAACAGCGTATCACTGCAATAGTTAATGAAATCGAAAGATTGTGTAAGTTATCCGATTCTGATTGGATAGAATGGCAACACAATGTCGAATCCATAGTGTTACATAATTACAACACTCTATTAAACTCGGGCGAAGTTATTTTATCTTATAAGCCCACTTCTTAAAAAAAGGCTTGACATTTACTAAATATGCGTATATAATGACATTATGAAATACGCACTCATAGACACCGCAAATACATTCTTTCGTGCCCGTCACGTTGCCTCACGCAATGCAGATACATGGGAGAAGATTGGTATGGCACTTCATCTTACTCTTTCATCAGTCAATCAAGCAGTACGTAGATATGGTATTGACCATGTTGTATTCTGTCTTGAGGGCCGTTCATGGCGTAAAGATTTCTATCAGCCATATAAAGCAAATCGTGTTGTTGATACAATGTCACAGACTGAAACAGAACAAGAAGAAAATAAAATGTTTTGGGAAACGTATGACTTGTTCACTACGTTTCTACGTGAGAAGACTAACGTTTCTGTATTACGTGAACCAACTGCTGAGGCAGATGACTTGATTGCACGTTTCATTCACTTGCATCCCGATGACACACACTATATCATTTCAACAGACAGTGACTTTGAACAACTCATTGCAGAAAATGTGCATCAGTATAATGGTGTGCAGGGTCACTTGATTCGGCTTGACGGTTACTTTGATGATAAGGATCGTGTTATCAAAGACAAGAAAACTAAAGAACCCAAACTACTGGAAGCCCCCGAGTACCTACTCTTTAAGAAGATCATTCGTGGTGACGGTGGCGATAATGTATTCAGTGCATATCCCGGTGTACGTGAAGTAGGTTCTAAAAACAAAGTTGGTATCAAAGAAGCATTTGAGGACCGTAATAAGCAGGGCTTCAATTGGAATAATCTAATGCTACAGCGTTGGGTAGATCATAATGGCGAAGAGCATCGTGTTCGTGATGACTATGAAAGAAATCGTATTCTAATTGACTTGAAAGCACAGCCCGATAATATCAAGGCTGTTGTTGACAAGACCATTATTGATAATGTGCGTGTTACTACTACAGCCCAAGTAGGTGTTCACTTTATGCGTTTCTGCGGAAAATATGAACTTACTAAAATCTCTGATCAGGCTGAGACTTATGCTAAGTGGCTTAATAGCCCGTATAAAGGTAATATTTTAGAAAATCGTATAGAAAAAACTGAAACGTGAATCCAACATTTATCACCATTGATGACTTCTACGAAGACCCTTATAAGGTAAGGGAATATGCACTTACCTGTGAATATGACGATGATAAGGTATCTGGAAATTATAATAACGGTAATGCTCCTTGGCCAGGTAAGATGAGTAAGAAGCCTTATCTTGTTCCTGGTCTTGATTTAAACGTAAGCAAGATGTTAAAGCGTAATGTTATTCAACATCTAGGGAAAGATAGTGGCAAGTTTCGAATCAGCAAGGTAACGGATACTTCAAATAATTTAGTACATGCTGACGATTCACTAAATAATTTCCCATTATATGCAGGTGTTGTTTATTTGAATCCTGATGTAATTGATACCGAAGGTACTATTTTTTATAAGCATAAGCCTTCTAATGAACGTGTTCTAACATCAAAAGACGAATATAAGCGCATGGTTGCAAATGGTGAAGATAAAGATATCAGTTATTGGCAACGTGAATTAGTATCATACGTTACATGGAATCGACTTATAATTTATCCCGGTCATATGTTTCATGGTATTGGTCCATTGTTTGGTAGTACTGATGAGTCTGCTAGACTGGTGCAAGTGTTCTTTTGGGAGACTGTCAAATGAGTTTTGATACTAGTTATAGGTCAAAGATACGTACTATCAACATGAATGATTCTGATTTCATGTTGCAAGATGGGTTTATTATATCTCCTAGAGCAGGATTAGAGATTGACAAATCATGTCCGAGAGAGTATATTATGATAATAAGAGAGTGTTTAAATAAAGGTTGGTTAAAGCCAGTTGCGTATGTTAAAGACAATGAACTATTTTGGGAGGAATTTGAAAAATGAGTTACGGTGAATATAAAGTTACACTAACGGGTTTAAATGCTCGACAAGTCAATATCCTCGACACAATGTGGTCGCTTGATAGCACAGAAGCATGGGATGATTGGTTTGACACACTTGATGAGAACACTGCATTTGATGCATTGGTACTACGTGAAATGGTTCTATTAGAAATTAACGATCACGAGGCTGAGAAGGATCTAAGTCTTGCTCAACATTTACTTGCTAAATTGGTGAAATGTTGAGCGAGACTAATAAACTTCTTTGTACCAAATGCAAGCATTCTTTTGTGCCGTTCAATGAAAGAATTGTTGCACTATTAGGTTTTTCTTTCAAGCCAAGTAGGTATGCCTATAAATGCAAGAAAGCATACAAAACTGATGAAGAAGAATTTCACGTAGTGGATGGACCTGCAAAAGTTAAAAGGCATTATGAAAATTGTGCTGGATCAAGATTACGCAGTGGTGTCTGCGGCCCCGAAGGTAGTTTATGGGAACCAAAACACAAAAAGGACTTGTTCCTAATGTTAACAGAGAAATGAAATATATGTCAGAACTAATCGCAAAGCCAATCGTTAAAGATCAATTTTGGATCGTAACAGACGGAGAAAAGAAAGTAGGTAATATCGCAGCCAACAACGCTGGCTACGGTCTACAATTAAACGGCAATTCATTGCAGTTTAAAAACACTACAGATATTAAAAAGAAGGCACATATTCGATTTGAGCCCATCAAGTCAAATAATTCTAAACCTTCACTTCCTTATCCTGAATATCCTACAACTGCACGTACATATAACTCTATGTTTGACGTAAAGCGTGGATTACATCTATACACAAAGACTAAAAAGTCTAAGTGTCTTCATGCCGCAGGATGGTTCTTGATTGATCAAAATGGTGTAAAGCAATCGATTTTTTGCCCCAAATATATCTTTATTCAGCGTTACCCCTATCAAGGTCCGTTTAAAACGGAATCAGAGGTAGAAAACTTGATAAATATCTAAGATGATCCATATTAAGCGATTCATGGA